TGCAAAACTGGATAAGAATGCTGATGCTGTTTGTGTCGGAAATCTTGGACCCTATCCAAGACAAACTGGTGCTGTGCAAGGAGTGCGATTATAGAAAGCCGCCATCCGATTATTGCGAGAAATTACAAAAAGCGTATGTGCCTTACGATTACTACTGCTATTTTGGGAAACGAAAGGATGAGGAATAGTGCCAGATTCAAAACAGTTATACTGCGAACGGTGCCTTACGTCGCTTGATGAAGAAAAAAGTGTTCGCAATGTCACAATATCAATAGACGCGACGGGAGAGATAAGTTTGAATGAAAAATACTCCGCAAAAGCGTTATGTGATAGATGCTACGGAGAGATAACGGAACACATCATGAAATTTATGCTCGGATTGGAGTGATTACATGATTCCGGAGAAATATCGTGAAGCGGTTATGCGCCTAACCATGTGCGCGCGGCGGCAATGCATGACTTGTATGTATAGGGGCAATAAAAAACGGGTGACCGTACAGCTTCCAGAACATTGCCAGAAGCGAATAACCGAGAACATGAACATCCTTGCCGAAGCGTTGGATAGAAGGGAGTAACATGGTAAGTTTTGATATTTGCGAGGGAAATCCGGGATGCTTGACGTTCCTTATGGAAGCGTACCGAATGGACCCACTGATTGCCGAAAAATGTTTTTCAAGAATGCAGCTTTATGGCATTCGAGGGGAACACCTTTATATGCTGTGGAACGACTGCTGCGGGCGCGACACGATGTTTGCTCTTGCTGTCATGCAGGAGGCCACGGTTGAAGAACTGAACGGACATATTTTTTCAGATATTCGTGGCATTCCATTCACACTTGCAGAAAGAAAAACTATCGCCGACAGACTTTGGAAGTATTGGAGATAAAGAATATGAGCAGATCAGTCATGCTATCCATCAAGCCGAAGTGGTGCGAGCTTATAGAAAGCGGCAAAAAGACAATCGAGATCAGAAAGACACGGCCGAAGATCGAACCACCGTTCAAGTGCTATATTTACCAAACCAAAGCGCCTGTCAGCGTTAGCTTCTCCGGAACCGGTAAACACATTTCGGAATATGACAAAACGTATTGGTACACCGGAAAGCAGGGAAAGGTCATCGGAGAGTTTGTATGTGACAAGATTTTCGACTGTGATGCGGATAGTGTTGGGCTATTTGACAAAGCAACAAAAGCTTATATTTCAGGAAGCTGTTTAGGGTTTTCGGAGATTTGCACATATGCAAAAGGCGTATTACCGCTTTACGGATGGCACATATCGAATCTCGTGATATACGATAAACCAAAGGACTTGGACGATTTCTATAGATTCAAAAAATGTGACGCATGCGAAAGTGGCTACGAATCAAACGCTTGCATATATGACGACAAGTGCATAGTACCGGCACAACTGGAACGTGCTCCGCAATCGTGGTGCTATGTGGATGAGTAAAGAAAACTCGAAGGGAGGGAAAACAGCCATGGCAATTAAGAATTATACTTCAAACGTCAGCCCATTCGTGAGCATTGGAGAGATTCAAGCTGCACTTGCCACGCACGGCGCTACAAGGGTTATGATCGACTATGAAGCGGGCGTTCCACGCGCCGTGACGTTTGCTTTACCGGACGCGCGGTTTGGACTACGCGGCTTTCGACTTCCCGCGGTCATAGATGACGTTATGCGAGTGTTTAAGACGCAAGGCGTAAAGGCGGATCGGCAGCAGGCAGAGCGCACCGCATGGCGTAATATCAGGGATTGGGTGCTTGCACAGCTCGCTTTGGTCGAATCATGCGACGTTCCGATGGATCAAGTTTTTCTTCCGTATCTTGCAGACGTAAACGGAAAAACGCTCTATGACGCATACACAGCAGGGCGGCTTCTTCCGGGCGGCATGGAGGAACAGGCATGAAAGATAAAAAATATTTATTCCGCGGGAAGTCGCTTTTCGAGGGCAAAACTGTCTATGGGTATACGTTCGATGATGATATACCGGAGAGCAACAGAATGTTCATCGGCGGTATCGTGATAGAGCCACGCACAAGACAAGGCATTTCATGGGATGTAGACGTGAACGGTTATTGCTTCTGCGAGGTTGATCCGGAAACAATCGGACAATATACAGGGCTGGCCGATAAGAACGGCAGAAGGATCTTTGAGAGGGATAAGGTTCGTGGTCTATTCCATTTCGGAATGCCGATAGACGGCGTATGCGCTTTTCAAAATGGCGCGTTTGGTATCAAGTGGATGCGTGGCGAGATCGAAGAATTTACGCCGTTCTGCTGCACACATGGGATTGAATGGGAGGTTGTGACGGAATGAACAAGATCAAGTATTATCTGCGCTGCATCAAGTGGCTGTGGAGGAACCGTAACCAAGAAAACAATCGTCAGAAAAGGCGTCGCATGATGCGGGAGGTCGCAGAATGAGAAAAAAGAGCATTCTCGAAGGACGCTTCACTCAACTTTTAATGTTGAACGGTGAATTTGAAAGAATTAAGGAAAAGCGGATCGATGTATACGAGCACGATGGCGCGTGTTATGTCATTCCAACGGTGAGTGTGGAAAAACGGCCGCTTATGCCCGTTGCTGACCTTCTCGGATTCAACTATAACTACTACATCACGTTATGCTTTTTGCGTTATCATTGCCGCATCGGCATCGGAATGAGAAAGAAATGAAAAACCGCGGACGCATCTTCACCTATAAAAACGAGAGCCGATTCGTAATACTGCCAACCGTTTATATCGAAAAAAACAACGGGCAGTTTTGCTATGCCGATCAAGAACTATTCGATGAAAGCGGGAAGCCAAAACCGTTCGCTGCCATCATTGATATACTCCAGCCGATCGCACCCAAAAGAATGAGGTTTGACAAATATATCGTCTTAAGGTTTGCACATCAAGTATGCTGCATCGGCTTCGGAAGGAGGAAAAACGATGAAAAACCTTAAATTGTGTCCGTGCTGCGGCGGAGCAGCGCACATGATAACACGCCCGCAAATTGGCGTTGTGAGCGGAGACGATGGATTTCTCTCAACGATAAAATGTCTCGGCGGCGGGGATTGCGGATTACAAGTTTCGGCATGGGCTTTGAAAAAGACATGGGCGATTGAATCCGTTACAAAGAAATGGAACCGGAGAGTGAACAATGATTAACAATTTTGCCCTTGCGTGTATTCGCTTTGGTATTAGGATCATAGATCGGAGAGAAGATATTGCGTTTTTACGCCTTCGTGCAAATAGCAAAGGTTATCACATATTTGCATTTAGTGCCGATGGTGATCCGAAAGCGGTTGAATGCTTGAAATATTTAAGAGAAATAGCCGTAAGGCAAAAGGAGGTCAGACATGAAACCGATCTATGAGCCGAAAGGCAAAGCAAAAGAATACGGCGATTACGCCATCAATATCTATACCGGCTGCCCGCATAGGTGTTACTACTGTTTCGCGCCGAACGTGTTGCGCCGGGATCGGGAGCAGTTTCATACACACATCGATCCGCGTCCCGGCATTGTCGAGGAAACGCGGAAGCAGCTCGAACGCGAGCAGATCACCGGGAAGCTGATACACCTTTGCTTTACGTGCGATCCGTACCCGACCGGCTATGATACGTCCGCGACGCGCGAGATTATCAAGCTGCTGAAGGAGTACGGCAACCATGTGCAAATCCTCACCAAAGGCGACGGAAGCCGTGACTTTGACCTTCTGGATGGCGAGGATTGGTACGGGATTACATACACAGGTTACAACATATCAGAGCAAATCTCGGTCAATGGAAGCGAAGCGGAACCGTTTGCTGTTTCACCGAGAAAGAGAGAATGGGCGCTGCAGACGGCGCATTACAGCGGGATAAAAACATGGATCTCGTTTGAACCGGTTCTGAATGACGAAGGCGTTCTTTCTTACCTCGATCACAACTGCCAGAACGTTAATCGTGTCAAGATCGGGAAGCTTAACTATCATCCATCAAAGATAGATTGGGCGGAGTTTGGAAGAAATGCGGAACAAATCTGCATAGCAAACGGCATTGACTACTACATCAAGGACAGCTTGCGGGCGGAGATGGAGAAATGAACGGTCTACAGAGAAAGCATATTTCAAAGAACGATCGGATCTATGTCTATAACCTTTGCGGCGGTCATTGCGCATATTGCGGATGCAGTATTTCGATTCGACAGATGCAGGTAGATCACTATATCCCTCTTGAATTAGCGGCACTGGTGCCGGATCAAGATTTGAACAGCAGAGGGAACTATTTACCCGCTTGTAGAAGCTGCAACAACTACAAAAGCAGTATGAACATTGAGAAATTCCGGCTTTGCATTACAAAGTTTACGGATGTACTATTGCGGGATAGCGTGACTTACAAGAATGCTGTCCGGTTTGGGCAAATAGTACCGACGCAACATGTGCAGCAGTTTTACTATGAAAAGGTAGGGATATCGATCCCTGCAATGGAATGGGATAATGAATGCAGAACAGAACTACATAAAACATATTTTGCAGAAATGGAGCACGCGATACCATGATAGAAAACTATACGCAGGCAAGACATGATTTATATAGATTACAATGTATGGTCAGAGAACCCGTAACCATAACCATTAAGGGCAAAACCGACGAAATGACGGTTACAGGTATATTACGCATTGATAACACTGATTACATTCCGCTTCGTAAAGGATTGCCAATAATCAATATCCACACTTGTTTTATGCCATCCACGACGCAGCAAGAAGAAATATCGGAGGTATCACCAGATGGAAGAACCAAAGTATGATGAACAGTGGAAAAGCGACGGTAACTGTAAGTATTGCCGCAGATTGAAATACTGCGCTACGGAATGTGCCGCAAGTAAAATGAGGACAAACCGCATCAATGGTATTCTTCTACAGCTTGCTTTAATGACGTCCGGCAAGATCCGCAATCGAACGGAAGCCCTCGTTGCGCTGAAAGCGGTCGATGCGAAACAGGATCACCCGCATACGATGGAACAACTCGACGCCATTCTGCGCCAGATGGAAGAAATCGCCGTGAAGAAAAAGCAGCGAATCAGCAACCTTGTCGCCGCGATCGCTGTTCATGTAGCACTCGATCATGTAGATCTGGAAACAGCCGTTTCATGGCTCAATGATTAAAACCGCGAACGTTTTCGCATTTGGAGGACAGGCATTATGACATTTCAAGATTCAATCATTGTGAGAAACAAGGATATTCCGTTACTTTCCCGCGTGCTGTACATCATGCAAGATATATCTATGCTTGAAAAAAAGCGGGATTTTCAGATACAGCAGTCGCAGAACATCACGCAGCACCTTTCCTTTACACCAGGAGCAAAGGGGAAAACGGGCGGCATTGATGATATAATCAGTGCATTATCGGAAATCGAAACGGAGCATGAAGCGCTCGTAGAGCAATACACGCATGATCTGCGAACAGCGGAGAACATCATCAACGGGATCACCAGTTATTCTATGCGCGTGTTTGTGAACATGCGTTACTGTTTCGACATGCCGAAGAAAACGATCATGAAAGAGCTTGGATTAAGCAGATGGGGCTATGAACGGGCGGTGCGTGCAGTTGAAGAAGCGCCGAATATGGCGTCCGTCAAGTGGAGCGAGCGTTATATATTGATCGACGAAAAAGGTCATTTTCAAGAAAAATCATAAAAAATTTCAAAAAACTGTTGATTTAGCACTCTTGACATGTTAAAATGTTACTGTCGCAAGAGATGTGGAGAGCCGAACAGCTTCAAAGCCGTTCGGCTTTCTCTGTTTTTGGCAAAGGAGGCGTTCGGCATGGCAACGATTTTTCTTGACATAGACTGCTCGGATGTCCTCCGCCTTTGCGAACAATACAGAAATCAAATGAGCAAGGCAAACTTCGACCGCATGATGCACCGCATTGTACAGAGGACAGGAAAGCATGTCGGCGTTGTGCTGTCAAAAGATATTCCGCAGCAATACGCGGTAAAGGCAATGCAAGTTAGGCGCGCCGTAGGAAAGCCGAGCATGAGCGGTGGCGGAAGCGACGTATCATGTAACATCCCGATTAGGGGCACGCGTGGTAGAATCGGCGGTATGTTCAAAGCGACGGGCGGCGCACCCGGATGGAACGTCAGACCGTATCGAGTGAAAGCAAAGATCGTAAAAGGCAACGCAAGCGTGATCCCGCAAAAAGCAATGGGCGGCGTAGCTCCGTTTAGAAATACAATCGCACCCAGGCTGAACAATCTCGCCTTTACTCGGCAAGGGAAAGATCGTTTTCCAATTGCAGCGATATCTGGAATTGCGATACCGCAGATGCCTATGAACCGTTCAAAAGAAGATGTAGAAAAGGATATAGCAGATTTCATGTATCAGCAGGCACAGCATGAAATTCAGTATCGCATAGGCATGATCCGATGATTGAACTTACAAAAAAAGATTTAGCAGAGCTTTCCGGCTTGTCGTTCCGGCGCTTGTTCGAGATAGACGCGGGACTGCCACCGGAAAAGAAACTGTTCGTAAAGGGCGAGAACGGAAAAAAGTACGATCTCGCTCTTTTTTTGCAAAGATGGGTTGCGTATAACGTCGATAAAGCAACTGCGGGGATA